AAAATATCTCCTCCACCTTTCCAATCAATAGATTTCGATATACCTGTTTGATCTCCATCAACTACATTCTTTAACCTAGTATACGAATCATCATCACCATAATCGAGTTGTTCAATTCCAATATATTGGTGTCCTAATTTATGAGCTACTGCAGCGGTTGTTCCACTACCTAGAAAAAAATCTAAAATAATATCGTTTTCATCCATTGCCATTTCAATAATTCTTTTTATCAACCTCTCTGGTTTCTTTCCATTTTTCAACTTAACACCCCCTTCTTTAGCAATACCATCCCAACTTAAATCGTCCCAAAAATCAGTTAATAATATAGTAGAAGTTCTAATACCGTCTATCGACATAACTTTATTCGAATAAAATGATAACGCACCTCCATTATATAAATAGGAAACTTGTTTCTCGTCTTCGTTTAACTCCTCATCCTCAGAATATTTCTGAAAAGAAATAACTTTATTAGGTGTTTCTTTTGATTTTGACAAGGCTTCTTTAAGTCTGTTGGAAGGTTTGTGAGGATCACGAACACTAACAATTCTTCCGGAATTTTCAAGAGCAAATTTACCCATTAATTGATATCGAATAATTTTCCAGTATTCTCCCCAAATACGTTTGGCATTGTTCGCAGATGCCTGAGGTGATTTTCCAATCTCGATTCCATTTTGTTTGTAAATTACTTCATATAAAGGAATTAGACGCCAATCATCCGGCTCATCGTCAATATTTTCAATGTATAAACTGTAATTTTCATCGTAATCAACTCCTACATAATTACGTTTAAAGTTAAATGATTTTTTATCCTTTGTATAAAATAAAATATATTCAGTCACATCGATAGGTCCAGGATTTATTGTTTTGAAACCTGCTGGAGATGCGGTTTTTACAGCAATTACTTGAACTCTATTTTCTTTCCCAAAAATTTCATCCATTAACACTAGTAAATATCCTAATTCATGTAAATCTATTTGAATAAATATTGCGCCGTCCTTCTTTAATAATTGATAGGCTACCTCGAGTCTATTTTTCATGAATGTCAGCCAAGTTGAGTGATTAAAATTATCGTTATATCCAAATGAATCTTTTCCTATATTGTAAGGTGGATCAATATAGATTAATTTAATTTCTCCATTAAACTCATGTTTTATTGAATGCAATGCAAGAAGATTGTTTCCCTTAATAATTAAATTTTCTCTTATGATGCCATTAACCCCTCTTTTGATTTTTAGAACTTCCTTTTCACCATCTTGTGAATATCTTTTCCAATTTATTAACACTTTTTTTTCTTCCAACCTATCAATTTCGTCTCTGGCCAATACTTGGTTGAAAAAAATTTCTTTTCTTTTCTGTTCTTCTTTTGTCATTCCTCCTTCAAGAACACAGTCCTTAAATGGCCAATCTAATACAACTTCATTTCGCTCTGTTAATAAACGTTTGCCAATACTTAGTCCTATTTCTTTTAAATATTGAGTATAAGAATTATCTAATTTGTTATCATCTAAGAAAAACTTTAATTCATTTTGTTTAAGAACATAGATTTCATCAATTTTTTTGAAAAAGAATTCTCTTGAATCCTTATTGCTCAATAATAATTTAAGTAGGTCAACATCTAATTTGTCAATGAAATCCTTTAACAAAGATAAGTTAAATTCTTTTGATTCTTCATTGTAAATGCGTGATTCATTCTTTAATAAATCATAAAAGGTTTGTTTAAATTTAGTTTCCATAAAAATTTTCAAATTCCTTAATTGATGAGGTGACTAAGATTCTTATAATGTGAATTTAAGTAATTAAATTATATAACAAATGCCGACGCGAGGGGGGCGCGCCGGCAAGTGTTTATGCCCGAAGGCATCGTTGAAATTACATTTTAACAGGTTTTAGGGAGATTGCAAGGGATTTTGGGGGTCAATTTTAGAATTTATTTGCAATTAGGGTATAGGAAGATTGTGAATTATGTGTATAATGAGTCTGTAACAAATATACTCCCCCCCAGTATTATTTAGCTCATAGCTCATAGGAGAAAAATTTGGCGCGAAGTCGCGGTGGGCAACCTGGAAATGCAAATGCGGTAAAGCATGGGTTCTATTCCCGAAAGTTCAGGGATCTGGAAAGCCAGGATTTGGAGACGGCGCTGCGTGAGGGGTTGGGGGATGAGATTGCTTTGATGCGGGTGATGATCCGGCGGGTGTTCGATTTCGCGAATGATAACGCGGGGGATCTGGAAGGGTGGACAGGGACACTGAGCGCGCTGGGGGCTGCGTCTACGAGGTTGGCGGGGATGTTGAGGACCCAGAAGTTGTTGGGGGCGGGTGATAGTGATGCGTTAAATGCGCTGAGTAAGGCATTGGCGGAGGTAACCAATGAATTTGGTTGTCGGTGAAGACGCAAAGGGAGCTAAGAACGCAAAGTTCGCCAAGGAAAGAATTTCGATTCTCCTAACGAGAATTATTTCAGGTAGATAAGGCTGGGTTTTACTTATGACAATCGATGTCAAGATGTTTTCCGATTCAGAAATACGAGTGGCTTTAAATGTTGCGATAAAAGAATTGGGGTATGGGAGGGTTTTCCATGGGAGAGGATCAGGCGGCGGTGATTTCAGAGCAGTTGGGACGGTTGAAGGACAATATCGAGTCGCGTTTTCAGAAGATCGAAGCTTTGATCAATCACCAGAACGAGATCAATGAAGAGCGGTTAAGAGCTTTGAGATCTGAGGTTGGAGATTTGAAGAAGGCGAAGGAAGACCACGAGACTCGAATCCGATCGGCGACGGAAGGGGTGACTCAATTTAAGATGTACTCGGGGCTTGCAAACGGTGGGTCCGGCTTGATTTCCATTATTGCTTTGATCAAATCCTTTTTTGGTGGATAACTTGTCACTACTTGTTGATCAGATCAAGTCGGTGTTGAAAGATGTGTGTTTGTTTGTTGAGCATACATCCGGATTGAAGCTGCGTGAATATCAGGTGTTCGTGGCTCGATCGGTGGCTGAGTCGGTTATTTTTCGGGAGGGAAAGTCGTTCGTGGTGATGTTCCCCAGGCAGTCCGGTAAGAATGAACTGCAAGCACAGATCGAGACCTATCTGCTGACTCTGCTTTCCCAAATCGAATGCGAGATCGTGAAAGTCTCCCCCACCTGGAAACCGCAAAGTCTGAACGCCATGCGCCGGCTGCAGCGGGTACTCGAAAACAACATCCTGGTCCAATCCATGTGGAAAAAAGAAAGTGGATACATTTACAAAATTGGGAAAGCAAGGATCTTCTTCTTTTCCGGATCCCCGGAAGCGAATATCGTCGGTGCCACTGCCGGTCACTTGCTGGAAGTGGATGAAGCGCAGGATGTGCTGGTGAGTAAGTTCGACAAGGATATTGCTCCTATGGCAGCAAGCACGAATGCGACTCGAGTTTTTTGGGGTACTGCCTGGACTTCAGATACTCTACTGGCCAGAGAACTACGAGCTGCAAAAGAAGCGGAAAAACGAGACGGCCAACGTCGAGTTTTTGTGATGACGGCTGCTGATGTGGCGAAAGAAGTGCCGGCTTATGGTGCTTTTGTGGCTGAGCAGGTGGCAAAGCTGGGGAGGAATCATCCCATGATTCGGACCCAATTTTTCTCGGAAGAGATTGACGGCGAGGGAGGTTTGTTCCCGGAGAGCCGGAAGGCGTTGATGGTAGGCAAGCATGAGAAGCAGGTCCAACCAGGTGCCGGCAAGGTGTATGCGATGTTGTTGGATGTGGCTGGCGAGGAGGAGGGAGCCAAAGAAGGGTTGGATGCGGGAACCAATACAAAACGCGATGCGACGGCTTTGACGATTGTCGAGGTTGATCTTTCGAGCATGCAGGATGAGCTGATCAAAGCACCGACTTATAAGGTTATGTTCCGGAAGCTGTGGATTGGAACCCAACACACGAGATTGTACGGCGAGATCCTGGCGCTGGCGCGTTTGTGGGATGTGAAAAAGCTGGTGGTGGATGCAACCGGTGTAGGAGCTGGACTGTCTTCGTTTCTGGAGCGAGCACTGCCGGGATTGGTGATCCAATTCCGGTTTAATGTGGCGACCAAGTCCCAATTAGGCTGGGATTTCCTGGCAGTAATCGATTCAGGCAGATACAAAGAATATGTTCCGGGGGATGCTGAGCAAGCATTGTTCTGGAGTCAACTGAACGCCTGCCAATACACGATCACGCCTGGGATTGATCGAAAAATGAAGTGGGGTGTGCCGGATGGGATGCGAAATGCGGTTGGAGAGTATGTGCATGACGACCTGATATTGTCTGCTGCGCTGTGCGCGGTGCTGGATAGTGAAGTGTGGAGTGTAGGCGGTGAAGCGCTGGTTGTCAAGGGTGTTGATCCGATCCGAGAGATGGATAAGGAAGGATTTTAGATGGCGAGGATGACGATGTTCGATAGAGGGTGGCGCTGGTTGATCAGGCACCTGCGATTGGAGACGGTCTATATTGAGCCGGAGGTCGGGGCGGCGGTCAATGAGAGAGATCGTTCGGATTATGACCGTGAGACGGTGATTCTACAAGCGCTGGAGGCGTGGCGATTAAATCCATTGGCGAGGCGGATTGTGGAATTGACCAGTCAATATGTGGTAGGCGGGGGAATCACGATCTCTTCTTCGAATGAACAGGTGAGCAAGTTTTTGAAAAAATGGTGGCTGCATGAACTGAATCAGATGCCGTTAAGGATTTATGAGTGGTGTGATGAGCTGACGCGGAGCGGGGAACTGTTCTTTCTGCTTTCCACGGATGCGGCCGGGATGACATTTGCGCGGGCGATCCCAGCGATTGAGATCAAGGAGATTCAAACGGCGAAGGATGATCTGCAACAGGAGAAGGCGTTTATCCAGAAGGCGAAGATGAGGCTGGGAGAGGACACGATTGAAGAACGGGTGTGGGAAGCGTACGACAGCGGAGCGGAGGAAGCGGATAAGGATGGTCGCTTGAAGACCGTGATGGTGCATTTCGCGATCAATCGTCCGGTTGGGGCTGTGCATGGGGAGTCGGATCTTGCTCCGATGCTGCGGTGGTTGACCCGGTATTCGAGCTGGCTGGAAGATCGGGCACGGTTGAATCGCTACCGGAATGCTTTTTACTTCACCGTGAAATCCAGGTTTGTGAGTGAAGCTGAACGGGCGACCCGACAGGCGACTTTGAATGCCAATCCACCAGTGCCTGGTTCCATTCTGGTGGTGGATGAGAGCGAGAAATGGGAAGTTATTCACCCGCAACTGGAGGCGAATGACGCGAGTAAGGATGGGCTGGCGATTAAAAAGATGATTGCTGCCGGAGCTGGAATCCCGCTGCATTTTCTAGCAGAGCCGGAGAGCTCGACAAGGACGACGGCGGAGTCTGCCGGCGGTCCGACGTTCCGGCATTTTGAACAGCGACAGGAATTCTTTATTGAGATTATCCGGCTTTTGGGAAGGATTGCCCTGCAACGACGGGCGCGGTATGAACGCGGTTTGGATGCTGAAGCCGTGGTTGAGGTTCAGGGAGCGGATTTGAGCTCGCGGGATAACGCTGCGCTGGCGATCGCAACTTCTACGATGACCTCTGCCCTGGTGAATTTGTATGACCGGGGATTGATTAATGAGAGCGAGTTGTTGCGGATGGTGTACCGGTTTGCCGGGGAGGTGGTGGATGTTGAAGAAGTAATTCAAAAAGGCAAGAAGGTCCCCCGGAAAGCGGGTGAGAAGAGAGGACGGAAGAAAGGAATCCCGAATAGAAAACCTATCAAGGTTGATACGGAGACGGGTGATTTGAAGGGATCAGTAGCTGCATAAGAAGGAGATGAGATGAAAGAATGGGTTGTGAGTGATCTGGAAAAGAGTTGTCCAAGCTGCAAGGCTGCCAATGGGCAAAGGCATGAGCTGAGTGAATGGGAGGGAGCTGAGATTGTGCCGGGTTCAAAGTGGCTGTTTTGCGGGGAGAACTGCAAGTGTTCGCTGGAAGATGTGGGGGATTGCGAGCCGGTGGGGAATTTGAGTGATATTCCACTGCGGGATTTTGAGTTTGAATCGGGAGTGCAGATCAAAGATGAATTGAGTGTCGGAGAGGAGGAAGGGCAGGGTCAAGCCGGAGGGGATGGACAAGCCGGAGGGGATGGACAAGCTGGAGGGGATGGACAAGCCGGAGGGGATGGACAAGCTGGAGGGGATGGACAAGCCGGAGGGCAAGGACAAGCCATGCCCCTACAGGTACGGGAGGCTTTTGAAGGTGCGTCGGTCAAGGCTGTTTTGAATACGGGCGGGGGAAAGGATGAGGTCAGCTATGATGTGGTGGCGATCACTGCCGGGGATGGGAATGGATGGCAATTCTCTGCGAGTGCGCTGCGGGAATCGGTGAGCCTGTGGGAGGGGGTGGAGACATTTATTGACCATGGTATGAACTGGGGAGGGCGTTCTGTGAGGGATCTTGCCGGGGTTTGTACCGAAGCGAGATTTGATGAGGAGTTGCAAGGGATCCGGGTGCGGTTGAGACCTTTTGGTCCGAGTGCACAACTGCTTGAAGCGATCGGGCGAGAATGGCTGGATGTTGAAGGGATTAAACCGAGGATCGGGTTCAGTGCGGATTTGTTGTTTTCAGGAAAAGGAAAAGATGTGCAACAGATTGTGCGTGTCTTTTCGGTTGACCTGGTGTATCGGCCTGCACGGGGTGGGGCGTTTTTGAGAGCGCTCAACTCGTTACAGGAAAGCTATCAGAACAGGGAGATTAAAGGAATGGAAAACGAAGAAAAAGTGAAAGAACAGGAGACCAAAAAGGAGGAGGTGAAGGAAAATAACCAGGCGATTGCATTGATGGAAAAAAGGATGCATGAGATGGTACTGGAGAGCAAGCTGGGGATTGCCAAACTGCCGGATGCGCTGGAAAAACAGATGCGGAAACAGTTCAGTGGAAAGAGCTTTTCGGATGACGAACTGGATGGTGCCATTCAGGAAGCAAGAGAGCTGTATGCCTCGTTGCAAGGTGGCGGGATCATCCAGGGGACCAGTGCGGTGACACAGATGGTGTGTGAGCGGGATAAACTGCAAGCCGCAGCGGATGACCTGCTGGGTGCTCCGAGGGACACGGGCATGGCGGGCGTGAAAGTCGCAAAACTTTCGGGAATCAGGGAGTTGTATACCACTCTGACCGGGGATGCTGAACTGCGTGGTGCGTACTTCCCGGAACGGGTGATGCTGGCGGACTCGGATTCGGTTTCGAATGTGATCAAGAACGCTTTCAATAAGATCATGGTTGACCAGTGGGATCAGCTGGGAAGGGCCGGATACCGCTGGTGGGAGAAAGTGGTTTCGATTGAGCACATGGATTCCCTGCAACCAGTGAGTGGTGTTCTATTAGGTGAGGTGACTGCGCTGGGGATTATCTCGGAAGGTGGAGCTTATGGGGAGTTGGAGATTACCGATTCGGGTGAGTCCCAAAGCTTCCGCAAGTATGGTGGTTTGCTGCCGATCACGCTGGAGATGATGGACAAGGATGAGACGCATAAGTTGAGACAGTTACCCAAGAAAATGATCTCGAGCGCTGTGCGGAATATCAGTGCGCTGGTATCGGGGATCTTCACCGGTTCTGCGGGGACCGGACCGATCATGGCGGATGGGGCGCACGTGTTTGATGCCATCGTGCATAAGAATCTGGGGACGACTGCACTGGCTACTGCTTCCTTTGAAGCTGCGAGTATGGCGATCTACAATCAGGATTTGATCTCGAGTGATACGGAAAAACCCAAGCTGGCTCTGGACGCCAAATACTTGCTGGTGCCGAGAAATCTGCGGTTGACGGCGATGCGGATTTTGTATCCGACTTTTGAACGCGAGAGCAATATTTTCTCTGAGAATATGCAACGGGGTGAGCTGGGAGATGTGATCACGATCCCGGCCTGGTCGGATGCGAATGACTGGGCTGCGATTGCTGATCCGAAACTGGCTCCGGGGATCATTATTGCGGAGCGGTTCGGCATTATGCCGGAGTTGTACGTGGCGGACCGGCCTTCTTCGAATGACATGATTCACAATGATGTGATTCAGTTGAAGGTACGGCATTTCTTGAGCGTGTTTGTGGCGGATTATAGGCCGTTGTTCAAAGCAAACGTAGCTTAAAGCTCAAAGCTGAAAGCTGAAAGCTTTTTGCTGATACCGCTCGCTATGCTCGGGTACTTTGTAGCTCATGGCTGATGGCTGATAGGAAAAAAAAGAAGAGGGCAAGGACAAGCCGTTGCCCGTACAGCTCGTGGCTGGTGGCTCGTAGCTGGTAGGAAAAGATGGCTCAAGGCTCAACGCTGAAAGCTGAAAGGCGAAAGGCGAAGGGCGAAGGGCGAAAGAGAAAAAGAGAAAAGAAAAGAGGGCAAAGCAATCGAAAGGATGATTGCTTTGCCCATACAAGAAAAAGAGGAGAAGGAGAGGAATGATGGAGAAGTGGAAGTTGTTGTTGGGATCGAGGAAGTTTTGGGCGGCGTTTGTGGGGCTGTTATTTTTGGTGATCCGGAGTTTTGATTCGGGGTTTGATGTGCCGGAGGGCGAGACGGTTGCTTTTGTTTCTGTTCTGGCGGCGTATATTCTGGGGGTGGCGTTGGAGGATGGATTAAGAGCCGACAGGTGACCACCCTAAGGGTGTGATAAGTTGACAGTTGACAGGGAAAAGCCGAAAGGCAAAGGGCGAAAGGGGGGCAAAGCATTCTAAGAACGGGAATGCTTTGCCCTTACGGATCGAGGAGGAGTGTGGATGGATGATTTATGTTTAGGTGTGGATGTTTCGAGCTGGCAACCGAAGGTTGACTGGAAAGAGCTTTATGATGGCGGGGTGCGGTTTGCGATTATTAAGTTGTCGCAGGGGAACTACTCATATGATCGATTCACCCGGGAGCATGTTAAAGGTGCGAGAGAAGCCGGCATCATTCCTGGTCTGTATCATTGGCATGATCCTTTGTGCAATGTGAAAAGCCAGCTCGAATTCATAAAGAGCTGCATCATTGGTATTGATTATGATTTCTTCGCTTTGGATGTTGAGCAATACTGGGCAGACTGGGAAGAGTGGCGCCAACAATACATCACCAAAAAAATAGGCGCAGCAACCATATCCGTTTCCAGTTACCAGCTGGCCAGTGACCTAAGAAAGCTGACCAACAAAAATACATTGATCTATACCAGGGCAAGTTTTGTGAAAGAACACTCTGCAGTCATGCAACATTGGTTAAAAGAGTTTGACCTATGGTTGGCTCATTATCCTTATAAATCAGGCAGGGTATCTTTGAGCTGGAAGGGATTGAAAGAAGCGAACCTCCCAAAAATTAAGGGACCATCTTTACCACCTAACTGTAAGGAGTGGAAGTTCTGGCAATTTTCTGGAGATAAGTTTGTTATGCCAGGTGTGAAGACACCATTGGACTTGAATTTCTTCAATGGATCTGAAAAAGACCTGCGGTCATGGCTGGGATTGGATCAAGAGGTTATTGAACCTATTGAATATGACTATGAAACCATGGTGAAACTGCTATGGAATGCACATCCAGAATTAAAAAAGGAAATGGTGAAAACATGACAGAAAATACTGCGATAAAAAAGACTGAAAAAAAGATCAAAGAACCGGTCATAAAAGTGGACGATAAGGGATCGGTGAAACCTGAAGCCAAAGGCAAGGTTCCAGTCGTAATCAAGGCGACTGTTCCAGTCGAGGTATTAGCTCTGGCCAAGGAGCTGAAAGTTGATTCGGACAATCTGCTGGGATGGCAAGTACATCCGGATCGAGTAGTAATCATCAGTGCGAATGGGATGAAGTTCTCGAAATCTTTAATAAAAGGGGCGTGATAAATGGATCCAAGTTTTGATGAGATTCGGGAGCGGATAAAGCTCTTTCTCAGTGATGTTGGCGGTTTATTGTGGTCAAGTGGTGCTTTAGATGAAGCCATTCGCCAGGCATTACGCGACCTGCAGCAAGTCTCACCCATTACACTGACAATCGAGGGCCTTGATGGTGCGTTGGCTACAGTTCTTGAAATGGGTATGGACGGTCTGGTTGTGCGAGGGGCTGCCGTTTATGCTCTGGAAATGCGAAGCATTGATCGACTTGATGCGTTCGAGCTCAGCCAAACCGGAATCGATGTAAGCAACCTGATAGAAAAAATGAAAAAACAATACCTGGTTGATGTAGAAAATATAAGACTAAAGCAATTCCAGGTTTCTACTGGTGTTCCTTACTTCCAGCTTCCTGATTCTGCGGATACTCCGTCTTCGAACGGTCTGTAATCATGGAAAAATTAAAGATTCAAGTAGGGTCGACTCAAATCCACCTAAGTGGAGCTGAGATTGTTGCGCCAGTAAAAGGCTGCCGGCGCCATCCGGCCAAGGACCAAGGGGAAACATGCGAAGAAAAAATAGACGTGATTCTGCATGGTCTTCCGGAAGTTTTAGATGACTGGCTGAAAATGATTGAAGCGCTGTTCTCCCGGGTTTCACTGGGAGAACAAGCGTTTATTACTTTAAAGCTGGCGGCAAACCTGCAGAGTTATGAAAGCAAAATAATCAGTGCAAGTCTGGAGCTCCTGGGGAAAGGAACGATGGATCTGAAGCGGGGCGGGATGGGTGCCAGTCTGGTGATTATTCGTGATAATATTTGGGAAGGGGAAGAGACCTCCGTTCCGCTAACCAACGTCAATGGAACCAAAGTAACATCCGGATTAACAATGCACAATCAATATGATCCTGGTAATGTTATGGTCAACTTCGCAACCATCGATGGGGTTGATATTGATGGTGAAATTCCAGCTCCTGCAACTGTGAAAATAACAAATACTGATATGGTGGTACTAAAATCATTGGCTGATATTATTGTCAGCAATGAAATTATTTACAATCTTGAAACTGGGGATCACTGGCTTGATGGATCTCAGGCAAGCAGCCAATTGAATTATGGTGTAGTCATGAATGCTGCTGCAAGCTGCGGAGCTTATTGCCTGGTGCAATGGGAATCTACAATAGGACTTCAGATTGTGAGCTGGGTTATCAGTAATGAGCGCGCAGCGCGGTTCGCCGGCCGGAACGTCCGACCGATCATGCGCATGCACAATTGGGTAACAACAGATGATTATTGGATTCGTTGCAAAGTCAAACAAGGTGATGCAATCCAATATTCAAGATGGCAAAAGATAAAAAGTTTTGAGAAAATGCAGATACTACCTGCTGTGCATATTCCACCAAGGGATTTGAAGAGCTCTCAAATAAGTGGTGTTATTTTTGCTCTGGAGGTCCAACGGAATGTAGCTGGATCACATTCACTCGCGATTGATGATATTGATATTCTCCCGGTGGATGGTTATAGACATTATTTTATTATGGGAGATCTTGGTTTAATGCCAAATGATAATTTAGTGGATGAATTGAGTGAAGATCTTATTTATTCCATTGAAGCTACCACACAGAGCCGAGCACTCACACATCAGGCAGCCGGAAAAGGAATCTGGCTAATGCCTGGTGAAAATCAATGCATCCGGATCAAGTACGCAAGCAATGATCATGGATGTATTCCTAGTCAAAAGGTGGCGCTGAAGCTGAGTTACAGACCCAGAAGGAAAAACATATAATGCAAGTTGTTCTTTATGACAGGCCGACCAATATCAGTTATACGATGTTTGACAAGTGGAAAGTCAATAGACTTTACTGGGCTCTGCCAGGTGGAAGCCGGGAAGCGGAGCTGGAATTGAAAGAAAAAAATATTCGGGATAACCTCGAACAGATATTAGAGGGATTGGGAAAGTCAGTGGATATTCTGGATGATGTTGACCAGATCATCTGGAACGGATTGGTACAATCCATTGAGATACAGCTGGGAGCTGTGTCTTTGAATTTAAGTCTTGATCAGTTTGCCAATAGAATCGCGATTCGTTATGTAGATTTGAAACCTACCGTCCCCTGGAGTCGGGAAGATGGCATCACGGCATTTGTAGAAGATGCCATCATGATTTCACGATTTGGAAAAAAAGAATGGATCGGATTTTTACCGAATGGATCTCCTGGGCAGGCTCTGAATGCTGCTCAGACCTGGCTAAAAGAAAAAGCCAATGTACAGAAAAGATTGGTATTGAACCAAAACGAAAAAGAAAAGGTTACATATCATCTAAAAGGTTATTGGGATACATTAGATTGGATATTTTATAAGCAAGACGGGGGATTTGTGGGGCATCTCGACGAGGGTAAAAGCTTTTATGCATTTGGAAACACCAGTACAACTACTAAAATTGCGCAAAAATTTATAGTGCCAGTTGGTGGAATCAGGACAAGTGAAGTATGGGTACGGTTGGCTAAAAAATTAGAGCCGGTTGATAACGTGATTGTAGAAATATTTACTGATGTTAGTGGTTCTCCTGGTACAACAGTTATCACCAGTGGAACTGTGAGCGGAGAGAGCCTGACTGGTGGCTATAACTGGATCAGGTTTGCTGTGGGTGCAGTCACTCTAACTGCAGGTGCTGCGTACTGGTTGTCAATACGGCGATCCGGAGCGGTGAATTCTGCTGTTTACTTTATGCTTGCTACAGATGATGCCATGGGATATGCTGCCGGGGATCTGAAAACCTGGAATGGGAGCTCCTGGGCTGTGAGAAATGAGGACCTGAATTTTGCGATATTGGGGAGTGAAGAGACGACTGCACAAATAGAAAAAATGGGATCCATGGGCGGGCAATTCTTGAATAGTGTACGGATCAAGGAAACAAGCGGCGTACAGTATTTACTTTGGCGTGAGCTGCGATTGACCTGCAGAGAAGAGATCGAGAATCTTCTCCAGGTGGGAGCTGTAGACGGTAGAAAGTTAGATGCCATGGTAGACGCTGAGCGCAACCTGGTGGTATGGCGAAGGAAAGAAACTGTTGATTGGCGAATCGATAAACATGGTAAAATAAAAAGCTGGAATGGTGTTGATTGGGATCCTGCTTTGGACTGGCTGGGGGGATTGGCTGAGACTGAATTTGGGGAGGTAGTGAGGTTGGAAGAGTGGGAGTGGAGGGGGTGATGAAATATCTTCTTTTAATTTTATTGGCTTATAATTAAGTAACACTTTTAAATATTTTTATCCATAAAGAAAGCATAACCCCCATCTCCCACAAAAAATATGAGAAGAATGAAAAGATTTTTGCCTAGGACCATGAATTATTATTTATATGGATTAATGCTATTAATTTTTGTACCCCTTTTTGGATTATCATTATTTGACCACTACCTCTATAGCAAAGCAAAAATTGAAGTACTAAATAAAACAATAATACATTATGCTGACAATTTGGAAGAATTGATTGTACGTAACTATTCTGAGGAAGTAAGGAAATTAATAAATTTTGCTATTGATCAGGAATATTTTGAAAATTTCACTGCTGATTGCGTTAAAAGAACGAACCAAATTATCAGTAATAATCCGGATTTAATTTTTATGGGAATCGCAAATGCGAATGGAGAATTCATTTGTGGTTATCCTAATTTTCCCATTAATAACAATATTTGCTATAGTGATTTTATAAATTCAGCTTTAGAGTCAAAAGAAATAGTTGTTAGCAGTTGTTTAGTAAGTAGTGGTAGTAATGTCCCATTGATAATTTATGGTTATTCTATTACTAACTCAAAAACAAATGAGA